AATCTTTAGTGTGGATTAAGTGCAGAAACCTAAGTAATGAGAGCCATATGCTCTTTGACACTGAAAGAGGTGTCGGTAATTTTTTAAAAACTAACGTAGCCAATGCACAAGGTAGTGCCAATAATGGTGTAACTGCCTTTAATTCTGATGGATTTACTACCGGAGATAATGGAGCAACAAATAACGGATCAGGTGAGTATGTGGCCTGGAATTTTAAAGCAGTGCCAGGGTTTTTTGATATAGTTACTTATACGGGAACGGGTAGCACTAGAACTGTTGCACATAACTTAGGTAGTATGCCCGGAATGATAATTATAAAAAATCTTGACGATTCAAGTCCTTGGTGGGCTGTATATCACCGTAGCCTTGGAGATCAAGTTATATATTTAAATGAAACCAATGGCGCGGGTTCTGCGGGTGCCATGTGGGGCAGCGCTTTCCCAACATCTACAGAATTTACCGTTGGTAATGTTACCAATGTAAACGCGTCTGGTAAAAATTACGTTGCTTACATATTTGCCCACAACGACGCACAGTTCGGTACGGATGGAGATGAGAGTATTATTAAGTGTGGAAACTATACAGGTAACATTAACAACCAAGTAATTGATCTGGGATTTGAACCACAGTGGGTTTTAGTTAAAAAGACTAGTGACCATCAGTCTTGGTTCTTATTTGATTCGATGCGTGGCATGTCAGGAAGTGCAAACTCTAGTAATTATTTTTTCCCCAACAGCGATGGCACAGACAATATTCATGATTACATGCAAGCAAGAGAAAACGGTTTTCAACTGATTGGTTCTGGTGCCGGCCCCAATGATCATGGGAGTTACATCTACATGGCAATCCGGCGTCCTAATAAACCGCCTGAAACTGCGACAGACGTATTTTACACAACTTACAACTACAACGATGCTCATTATACAGTTGCTGGATTCCCTGTTGATTTTGCAATTACTGCAAATAGAGATCACACTTACGGAAACATAGTTGGTAGTAGATTACACGGACGTAATTATCTATATTCGGCGCTAACTAGCTGGCGCGATCCTAGTGGTTATGCCGATACATGGACTAGTAATACTTCATTTAGATTTGTATATGCTGGCTCAGGCTATGGCTGGGCGAATTTTGCTTTTAAACGAGCCCCTGGTTTTATGGATGTGCTCTTATATGATGGCAACGGTAATGCCAATCTACAAGTCTCTCATAATCTTGAAGTAAAACCCGAGATGATAATAATCAAGAATACAACATATTCATCAGGAACAAATTGGACTCTTTGGCACAAAGATATATTTAATACACAACTGTCGTTAAACTTACCCGATCCGTGGGCTAATGGTGGGCCTACATCAACTTATGGAGGTAGTGGAAGTGGTACAGCTACGGGAGCTTCATTACTGTCATCTACTAGCAGTTATATATTGCCAGGCAATGCTTTTCTTGAAAATGCTGCGAGTGAAAAATACAGTGCTGTCCTATTTGCAACCCTGCCTGGTATATCAAAGGTAGGTAGCTACACTGGTACTGGTAGTGATATGGACATTGACTGCGGATTTACATATGGCGCTAGATTTGTGATGATTAAACGAGCCGACTCCACTGCTGATTGGTTCGTATGGGATTCAGTTCGTGGTATAACCAGCGGCAATGATCCATATATTAAACTTAATCAGCGCGAAACAGAAAAAACAAACACAAATCACATCGATCCATATAATTCTGGTTTTAGAGCAAATGCTAATGATGCCGACATTAATACTAATGGCGGCTTCTATATTTTCCTCGCAATCGCTTAATCGCTTACCCACTTAATTTATTTACTAATCATGGAAATACGTAACCGCAACACAGGTGAATTGACAACTGTAAGTCAGTTCAAAGCCTCAAATCCAAATACATCATTCCCAAAGCAAATCACAGTCGAACTCCTTGATTCATACGACTACGACCCTGTACTGCAAGGTCCTGCAGCGCCTGTGACATCCCCTTACGAACTCAGTGTCCGTGATGGTGTTGAAGAAGTAGAAGGTCAATGGTTTACCAAAAACGTAGTTGGCCCAATTTTTACTGAGAGTATTGATAGTGATGGTAATGTCATTACTGTTGAAGAGCAGGAAGCTGCCTACAGAGAGTCCGTTGATACTCAAGCAGCAGCAGCAATTCGCGCCAGTCGTAATAGCCGTTTAGCCGAGTGTGACTGGACCCAGCTTGCTGATCAACCATTTACTGCTGCAGATCAAACTGCATGGGCGGAGTATCGTCAGGCTCTGCGTGATCTACCGGAATCAGAAGGCTTTCCGCATGAAATTACTTGGCCTGAAGAGCCTAGTTAACAAGATTCATGTAATCAATAGCATGCAGTCGTTAAAATATAACTATATAAGTGTGTATAGTAATGGCTGCTATTAATTTTCCAACTGCAACGGCTAATGGCCAGACGTTTGAGGCTGATACAGGAGTTATTTATACTTATGTAGGAACTCCCCCTAATGGCTTCTGGTCAGGCACGTTTGGCACTGCTGGTCTTACAACATTAGATGGTAGGTATATTGCAAAAAATGATGGTAATACTGTTCAAACAATTCTGACGCAGGGCCTTAAGTTCAATAACGGCACCTCAGATACTGTTGTTATTGACGGTGTAAACGGCCAATTTAAATTGGGTAACGCACCAGCTGGTGGAACACTAGGTGTCAAGTTTGCCGCTAGTACCAGTGGCATTGTCGTTGAACCTACGACAGTTACCCTCAATCAATCTTATATTGATTTCAATAACTCTGCTGGAGCTATAGCGGGGCAAATTACTCAGAATGGTACAAATACAGTCAACTACAGTACCTCTTCAGATTATCGTTTAAAAGAAAATGTCACGGGCCTCTCTAACGGTATAGCTCGTATTAAACAGCTGCTGCCCAAGCGCTTTAACTTTATCGATTCAGACGTTACTGTTGATGGCTTCTTAGCTCACGAAGCTCAGGTTGTCGTGCCAGAAGCTGTGACTGGTGAAAAAGATGGCGAGAGGATGCAGTCCATCGATCAATCTAAGCTCGTTCCAGTTCTAACTGCAGGTCTGCTGGAATCCATTGCAAAGATTGAAGCTCTAGAGCAAGATGACAAATATAGCTTCAACAACTCAGTAGTTGTTAAACAATCCTCCTCCCTACTCAACCAGCCCTTCGCCTCATTCTTAAATAGTAAAGATGAGAGTGCTGGATCTATTGTTCAAAACAGCATTAATTCTGTTGCGTATACAACTGTTTCGGATTATCGCTTACAAGAAAACACTACTGAACTTGTCGAAGCTACTCAACGTTTTAAAGGATTAGCTCCAAAACAGTTTAACTTTACCGCTGATCCAAATCTAACGATCGATGGATTTGTTGCTCACGAAGCTCAAGCTGTAGTTCCAGAAGCGGTTATTGGTCAGAAAGATGGCAGCTTCTTCCAGAGTATTGATCACTCTAAATTTGTTCCGCTCATCACTGGTGCACTCCAAGAATCAATCACGAGAATTGATAGCTTAGAAACTGACAAAAATAAGATTAGTGATGAGCTTACCATTAAGCAATCCGACTCTTTATTAAATAAGTCATTTGTAAGTTTCTTAAATAGTGTAGGAGGTCCGGCAGGCGCAATCATTCAGAATGGGGTCAACTCTGTCACGTATTCCACTTCGTCAGATTATCGACTAAAAGATAATGTTGTTGAATTGACTGCTGCCATACCTCGTTTAAAACAGTTATCACCAAAACGTTTTAACTTTACCGAAGCGGCTGATGTGACAGTAGATGGATTTCTTGCACATGAGGCTCAGATTGTTGTTCCAGAAGCTGTGACTGGAACTCACAATCAGTTAGATGATAATGGCAATCCTGTATACCAAGGCATTGACCAGAGCAGACTTGTTCCATTGTTGACAGCTGCACTGCAAGAAGCAATATCACGTATTGAAGTACTTGAAACTAAAATTACAACCTTAGAAGGTAGTTAGTTTGCTGTAGACATAAGTAGAGTTCGATAAGCCCTGTCTGTGTAATAAATCCGGTCGTCTGCTCCATTAGGGCGCATACGGCCATTTACTCTTGCACCTACTTCATCAATCTGAAAATTGGTGCATTTCCTTCGGTTAGCGCAGTAGGCGTTCATATTGCCTTTATGCCACCAGTAACCGCTAATGGTCCAAGGGTAAACCTCACTTGTATATGTTTTCCCTTCATCCATAACCCGGTGATCAGGCTGACCAATTTCATCTAAATAATCACTAAATGCCTGGTGGTTGTATCTCCCAGTCACTTGGATATAGCCAGTTCCTGCATATTTGACGCCGTCGCCAGGATAAATATTTCCTAGATCTGACCTCATTTCATAGTTACTTCCATCATGAATTTCTACGGGGTAGCGCAACCCGGCACTTTCATGGCCACACTGACCTAAAAAATAAACTTGGGATAATCGATCCATTTTGAAAGTAGTTACACATCTTGTGTAATCATCCATCAATTTATCTGGTATGTTATGAATTGAGCAGTCCATGATTATTGCCATTTGATGCTTAGTGATGGCCCACTCCTTTACTGCCTGTGGCTGTTCTTTATCTTCCGTTTTACGATAAATCTTTATCCAGTCAGATTCATTACTTACAAGATCAGCATCAATATCTTGATAGAGCTCTTCAATGGCACGTTGCTGGTGTTCTAAACCTTCGTAATATTTAAAAAAGTTCTTAAATTCTTCAACCGTAATTTTAGGCATAATAAACTATTTCCCTACGGTTCATTCTAACTTGTAGAATATAGATATTGTTTTAGACATATTGATGACTATTGATGAACGTCAGGCATTTTGGGAAGCTGTTGAAAGTGGCGAGAATCCTCTTTTGTCTGTGTTGCACGGCTTAGTAGAAAAGTGGGGGTTACCCGCAATCATTATGTGTCTAGGCGATATTGGCGAAGTATTAGCAGAAGATGCAATCGATGCTGAACTTACTCCAAATCAGCGTGGATTAATTATGGGAGCTTGTGCACAAGTATGTGCGCTTAGTGAACAAATGCACGCAGAAATGTCACACCTTACTACATCTGAAAATGGATAAAACAGAAAAAGAAAATTGGCAAAAAGTCAAGGATGCATTAGAAGAAGCTGGTAAAACAGATTCAATGTTTTACACAAGAGCAGTTGCTATTGTTAATGGTGGAGAGGATCCTTTGGATAAGTTAAAATAAATTTAACGCTGGATAGTTGGTGAGGCCGAGGTAAATGCTTAATAGTGAAAATAGACGCGTCGGATATGCTGAAGTCTATTACAACTACAATACGAATAAATTATTTACTGAGGATTTTGGCAATCAGTTTAAAGAGCTGAATATTTCTTTATCTGGTGGCGGTGGTGGGAGTGGTCTGCAGTCTGGAGACAACATTAGCTTATTGAATAACGATGCAGGATACCTAACACAAGCTTTTTATGGCAATATTCCTGCAGTTGGTAGTTTACCTACTACTAATCTAAACCTTGGCGATCTTTGTGCTTTAACCTCTGATAATAGGCCTTATTTCTACGATGGATCAAATTGGAGAAGATTATTCTTAGCAGATGCTCCTGCAGGAACAGGAGATCCTGATACTGATTGGGATAAAGTTATTTTTCGAGTACCTTTCAATGACAATTCTGCTAACGATGTCAAGCGACAGATTGGACCATCTACGCAGACCATTACATTTGTTGGCAGTCCGGTAAAGTTTGGAAATAGTGCAGTGAAGGTACAAGGCTCAAATTCACTTACGTATAGTGGTGGTGTCATTGGTACATTCCTTGACAGTGACTTCACAATAGAATTTTGGTTTTACCCTGATTCGCTACACACGAATCTACTTACGGGAATTATCGATAAAAGCCAAACATTCTTCTATATAGCTTATTCAGGAACGCCTAATCAATATCAATTTAGGATCGCTATGACAGGGGCCAATAACCCTGTTCTCCAATTTCCTAGCAACGTGAATATGCCAACAGGATCTTGGTATCATATTGCATATTGCAGGAATGCAACATCTGGTAATTGCCAATTGTTTGTAAATGGCGTAAGTCACGGTACTGTGAGCCTTAATAATGTAGTTGATACCACTGCTTATGATTTTACTATTAGTGATAATCAAGCTAGTCAGGCTGATTATTTTATTGATGATTTACGCATATCTAGCTTTGAGCGCTATACAGCTAATTTCACTCCGCCAACAGCAGAGCTGCCCACAAGCGGCGGTTAATATCTTTAAGCACGAACTGATCTTTTGTATAAGTTAAAATAAGTTTAGCGTCTGGATATTTGCGATGGCAGAAAGTGCTCGCAGTAAGGCTAAATCTAAAGCACAGTCTTATACAAAAAGCAAAAAGAAAGGTGCCATGAAGGGTATGACTGTCAAAGGCGGTCACAAACTTTCAGTTAAACAAGGTGCTGGGTTAACAGCCAAAGGTCGTGCTGCGATTAATCGCAAGACAGGTTCTAACTTAAAAGCTCCTGCTCCAAACCCTAAAACCAAAAAAGACGCAGCACGTCGTAAGTCATTCTGTGCGCGTTCACGTGGGTGGACAGGTGAAAGAGGTAAGGCAGCACGCAAACGCTGGAATTGCTGATGTCTCTCAAATGTGGTGAAGCTGTTGGCTATGTAATCTTTGATTGCGTCTGCCTGTTTCTGGGGGCAGCAAACCTCAGAGCATCAGCCACAGCAGAAGTAGCAGAAGAAATGACAGAAGCTGCTAAGCCTGTACTCAGTGCATTAGAGCAACACATTGTTGTTATTGCTAGTGAAGGCTCAAGTAAAACTGATGTAGCAACAGCAGTTTTTGGCATTATTAACACTATCTATAGTGGAGGTTGCTTAGGCGCTGTAATTAGTGCTTGGTTAGGCTCACTATCTGTAGCCGATAAACTCTTATATGCGGCTACTGCTTTGAGTACAATAGTATCAGCTGTTGCTACAGATGGCATGGCTGAAATCGGACTTATTGGTCTGGAATTAGCTACTGCTGGTTGGTTAATCAGTGACAGTATTAAATGCACAGAGGCTTGTGAATATGGCTAAGCAAAGAATGGCTGGCGAAAAGCTAAGTGGAAAAAAGAGTGAATCAAAAGTTAATGAGGCAGGTAATTACACTAAACCTGGCTTGCGTAAACAGATTTTTAACCGTATTAAAGCAGGTAGTAAAGGTGGTAAGCCTGGTCAGTGGTCTGCACGTAAGGCGCAGATGGTAGCCAAAGAATACAAGGCCGAAGGTGGGGGCTACAAAGACTAATGGCTAAAGCTAAATCACAGAAGTCTCTAGATAGTTGGACTAAAGAGGACTGGGGAACAAAATCTGGCAAAAACAGCACTCAAGGTAAGAACGCTACAGGTGAGCGATATCTTCCTAAAAAGGCTCGTGAATCGCTGTCAGACAAAGAATACGCAAGATCAACTGCCAAGAAAAGAGCTGCTGTACGTAAAGGTCAGCAGTTCAGCAAGCAACCAAAAGACATTGCAGACAAAACCGCAAAGCATCGATCATGAGTAGTGCTTTAAGTGCTTACTACCTTGTGGAAAACTTTAGTGTCGATTGATAAGTACAGCTGATTGGTTTGTAGAAGGTGTCGTGTTAATCTTCTATAAGCAACGCAAATCCAGAGCGAGCGAATCCCTCGCTCTCCGCTCATTAACTTAAGACCCCACATTACGTGGGGTTTTTTGTTAGATATTGATTGGCGTTGCTTATATCCCAAAAACACGATTATGAACTGCAAACAGTTGATGATTCAAGTCCGCGAAACGCAGGACATTCGAGACAGCACACTTAAATGTTGGTGGCAGGCAATCAGACCTATCGCTGACGTTGATGTTGAAGACGTTGACAAACTTCTGGTTCTTAAATACTGGAAGAGTCAGCTAAAGCCAGTGGGGAACTGCTCTCCTGAAACCATGCGTCGTCGCCTGAGCTTGCTTTCAGGCATCTGGAACATGGCAATTGAGGAGGAAATTATTGAATCAAATAATTTCTGGTACTACTCAAGCAAAAAAATCAAGATCAATCGTGATCTAAAAGACGAGCGCTACGGAAAGGAATATCCGGTTCGCCCGTTTGAGTTCTACAAGCCATTTCACGACGATCCTATTTTTCTAGCAATCTGGTATCACGGGTTCAGGGTTGGCGAGATTGGTGGCCTATTGAACAGAGAAATCGTGTTCAATAGTGAGATTCCATATTTCAAAATCCAAGATAATGACAACCGTCTTATTAAACGAATGGCAAAAAGAGAGGTTCCTGTACATCCAGAGTTCTACCCTTGGATCAGTAAGTTACAAACCGACTACTCCAAGTATCCAGGCAAAAACTGGTCACAAAAATTTAATGAGCAGTTAGGCCTACCCAAAGGCGAAGCAGCTCATAGCTTGCGACACAATTTCATCACTCGTGCTCGGACTGCCTTGCCCGATCAAGATTCAATGATTTCCAAACTCGTTGGACACCGTGTTGCTGGGATGACAGCTCGCTATGGAACTTGGACGTTAGAAGACAAGTTCAAAGCCATCAGCAAAATAAGACGTTAAAAAGATATGTTCTTAATACAGTAATTGAAAAAATAAAATAGAAAGTAAGTAAGAAAAATGTTAGGCTACAGAAGCTACGCTAGCTACACTTGATCCTATAAACTGGATAAATAAAACATAGAGTAGTGATCGGCAGGAATTAAAAAGCAGGTATATTGATAACTACAGTAGCCAGCGTAGCTTTTTTTAGATAGATAGAATATAAATAATATAGATGATAATTATATATGCCTACAAGAATGGCCGGTAAGTTTAGCTCTTTTAATAAAGATGGTAGCCTTACAGAGACAGCTCAAGATGTTTTAGATACTGTCAGCGCACTATCAGGGAAGAAATCGACAGTACATTTGACGCCTGAAGAAAGTTGGGGTACCGGACTAGGTGGCTATGTAAAATTTGAAACTCCAAAGAAGATATATCTAGACCCAGAAAATGGCAATGTTCACGTGCTTGCTCACGAAGCAATACATTCGCAATTAGGAACAGATGTTGGCGCATCCCAAATGCGGAATCGAATGAAGGGTGGTAACGATTTTGATATGGACATTGATATGAATCCAATGAATGTACCTAGGGAAGGTGGCAATCGATTGAGATATGTTCACGAAAAAATGGCAGTTCCCACAATGCTGGAAGAAGCAGCTGCTCAAGGTGGAGCAAGAGGTGTTATGGATAAACTAGGTATTGAAGATGCTGACAGGGGATTTAGAATAAGAGGCTCTGAAGGCCCCGTAGGACCTGATACGATATACAGAAATATAGATGGAAGTGTAGATCAACTTGCTTATCCACTTATGTACAGAGATGTTGGTGTAGATAAATACACAGAAATGCACGGCGGCACTTTTGAAGGTAAGCCGTTAGGCATTGGCATTGACCCTAGATTTAGTGAAGCTGAGCGAGAAGTTTATTATGATATTGCAGACAAATCTAGAGATAGAGCACAGAGAATGTTTGATGAATACAGAAACAAGTTTCAGTAGTAGTTAAAATAAGAGTAACGAATACCCCATAGATAATCATGGCTATTTTAGAATCTGCAATTTTTTGGATTGTGGTTGCAGCTGCAAGTGAAATCATTGCATTGTCACCGCTTAAGGACAACAGCATCATCCAACTGGTACTCCACGCTGTCACTAGCCTGAAGCCTTCAAAAAAGAGCTGAATATCCCACCCGATGGGGAGTGGGTATTTCGATATGACAGCAGGAATGCAGCTGTCAGATTGAAGCGTTGGGTTCAAGATCAAAAGTTTAAAGCTACTCTTCCGCAGAAAATAGATAATTCTGTGGAGGAGTACCTTGCTGCCATAGAAGAAGCTCAGCAGAAAGAGTGGGAATATTGGGAGAAATTAGATGGGGATACGCCGTTAGGTGGCGAAATGAGGCTTACCCATAAAAGTAATAATCACACTACATCCGAAAAGAATCATTAAGTAGTTATAGTTGTGCTAAGTTGCTAATAACAACTAACTATGGGTATTGCTGAAGACTGGGCTGAACTTATGTTTAGTCTGGACTGCCTTTCTAAAGGCTCCGCTAAGCGCAAATTCCGAAGGTCAATTAAATACGGCTGGGGCGGATTGTGTGCTTACTGTCGATCTAATCGAGCCACCACGTTAGATCACTTAAAGCCAAAATCAAGAGGAGGTTCGAGCCTAAGAAGTAATCTAATTCCAGCCTGTCAAGCGTGTAATCACTCAAAAGGTTCTAGACATTGGTTAGAGTGGTTCCAAGAGCAAAGTTTCTTTAATGAAACTGCCAAAGAATTAATTGAAGAGTGGATCTCAAACAAACGGTTTATTGAAGAGGAATTAGATGAAGAACGACCTAACAATCGAGCAAAGATTTGCCCTGAGCCGTGCACGATATGAAGTGAATCGAATGAGCAGGCCGGCACTAGAAAAAGTTGCGCTTCGCCTGCTGAAGTCAAGAATGGAGCAAAAGAACGGAATTCAGCACATGCTTATGCAGAATGGGATCCTGTTCAAAATCGACGAGCAGCAGGCAGGGTTACCAGAGATTATTTCAGAGCAAACATTTATTGAATTGCTTGAGATGCAAGACGATGACTCAATGCCAACTGACATTATGGATAAAGGATGGGAAGACGATGACCTAGATGATGATGACCTCATGTTTATTGGATAAGCGCTAGACTTAACGCAGATTTAGAAATCATATGGAATACATTGCTTCTGGTGTTATTGCACTTCTGCTTGGCATGAAGTTTACAGATTTAAAGGCAAAAGAACATCAAAAAGAATACACAGCTTTAGTTGAGCGTGTGGCAGAAATTGAACAAAAGGCGGTGCTTGCTGAAGGAGAGACTTTCAAAAAGGTCATTAAAACAATTCAACCTGTGGCAACAGCTGTACAAAGGTTGAATCAAGAAGTAGGTCTTCGCTAGATATAATAAGAAAGTAATCGCAGGTAAATAGTGGCTGGATTAAGGAATGGTCCCGTAGACCGGCGCTATCTAAGCGATCAAGATAATGATAACTATCAACGTGGTGGTGGCTTTGGTGAACGCGCTACAGCCAAGGCACGAGCACAGGGGAGACGTGGCAGCATTAGCTATCAAGCCAATAGACCACCTAATACAACGATCAGTAAGGAGCAGGGTAAGGCACGCGGACGTGCACCAGAGACTCCAGGATTTGGCGATTTCACCAGGTATGGAGCTGAGTCACAGCGTCAGCGGATGACCGATATCTCGCAAGAGAAGGAAAGAGCTGAAAGCTTTAAACCGACCATGATGTCGGTAGAAGATATTTATCAGTAGGGTGAAATAACATCAAAGAGATCCGACTCTTTTTTGACCTTATCTACTAATTGATCAACAGGGTTATGAACCCTACGGATTTTTTGTAATCGACTAAAGCCTTGCTTGGCTACATCCATGGCATCCTTGACGTCACCGCCTTCTAAGAGATCCATCACAGTGGCACGTAGTATGCCGCCAACTTCAGGAATACCTGCTGCTTCAAAGCCTTCAGCAGTGACATGACTAAGCCAAGCAGCTTGTTCTGAACCTTCAATTTTCCCTGCAATACCAAAGTCAAGCTGCATTGGCCTGCCAGTCATTTTGTTATAGACAACATTTCCGCTGTGCCTGTCTTCTAAACGAATACCTTTTAGGGCTAGCTGACCAAGCTGCTGATTGACACGTACTGCATCCATACCAGTTGGGAAAGTAAGTGTGTCGTCTCCACGACGTTCAAAGTTTTCTCTGATATCTCCCATTTCAATACGATTGCCAATCCCAACAGGGAACGTTTCAATCCCAGTAACACGGGGAGCTATACCCATATCTGCGGCTACTGCTTGCAGGTCTGCTTCTTTAACTAAATCATTGTTGATATCAGCATTGTACGTCTGCTTCATGACGTTTCCAGGAACATCAGATTGGTAAACCACTCCGTATGCGCCAGCACCAATAGGGTTACTACGATTAGAAGCTAACGTTTGTTCACGCAGTTGATCTTTAAATGCTTCTATTAAGCCACCAGCTTCCGCAACACGACCGGCTAATCTAACCATCTCTATTAATATATAAGCCTATTACTTATTGTAGAAAATACAAAAAAATACCCTCCGTTAGGAGGGCTGGAGTTTTATATAAGTGGATCAAAAACGATAAGTAAGACCAAGTTTGGTGCCCAGGTTCAGCTCATCCGTGTCAAACGATTGATCATCAGTAATAAAGGCAACTTCACCGTATACTTCCAAGTTCTTAGATACGTCAGCAGCAATACCAAGCTTTCCGGAGTATTCGGTCTCTAGATCTTCACCATCAACGCTGACGAAAGCGGGGCCGGCTTGCACGTAGATGCCGTTGTCAAACTCATAACCTGCGTGTACTTCAGTTACAGCAGCTGAATAGTCACCACCAGACCATGCAGCGTTGTTCTCGACATTGGCGTAGGGTCCAGCAGCCACGACAGATCCGTGGGCAGCACCAAGCAGAAGCCCTGAAATAATAATAGATTTCATAATAAAAATACCGATATGTATAGCGACTAAGTATTATCGCTTAAATAATTATAGATTATAAAAATATAAAAAAAGACCCTGCGATAGCAGGGCGGGTCAGTTATTTAGTTGTCAGCTATAGCAGTATTGAACACCACGATAGGTGTAACACTTGCCGACTTTGTCTTCAGTCATCCAAGAATGACTTGATGCCATCTCTCGCTCTTGATGATGTGAGAGTTCGATGTTTGAACGCTTTGCTTTTTTCTGGGCGCGAATCAGACCCATCAGTTCTACTGTAGACATTGGAAACCTCCGTAAGTTAGCTTCCCGTTCCTTCAGGCTCAGCCCTACTTGCGTCTCAATATGTGTTGAGATGAACGTATATAAATAGTGTAGCAACGACTACAAGTTTACGGCGAACATATTAGATGAATTCACTAATCAGCGCTAAACGATTCATTAACTTATGACGATCTTCTCGTAGGAAGATTCCGAAGTCAATCTTCATTAACGCATTATTCATTCCACAATATTTGTCTTGCTTAAAGTGACGCTTATAACTATCCATCATCAAGGCAAACGCCTCCTCATATAGCATCCAAGGGTGTTTTGATTGCAGCTCTCGGATTGCTATGTCAAGCATGCCTACTACCAACTACTGAAATTAGTTTGGTTATCACTATTAAACTTTTGGCCTGCGAATCTTTGAGAACTTTGTTGATTGGCAGCTCCACTACTTCCATAAGAATTTGTGTAAGGGTTGTAATATTCACCACTTGAATTACGTCTACCACCACCAGGTCTCATATTGTTCGCATAGTTTTGATATGCATTAACAGCTGAATCTTGCCAGTGAGCTTTACCAGCTTTGTACTGAGCGTAATCTTCGCTAGTAACGTTTTTATCAGGATCAGCGATGTTAGCAGCGTTCATTCTGTCGTCAGCTTCACGTCTGCTTTGTTGATGCCTGAGGTTATCAATAGCTCTGCGTTGATAATGGCCACCGTCCATTTGATCTCCACCTTCATTGATATAGCGGAGAGCCTTAGCACTCATACCTTTTGAAGTGTCAATACCCCATTGAGCTGCAGTTGCTTTGTGCTGCTTTTCTCTAGCGTTACGTTCACGCGTTGCTTGCATACGTGCTTCGCCTTGCTCGCGCCTAGCTCGGGTTACATCAGCGTGCATATTGGCTTTTTCATCACGAGACATATTGCGTACATCAGCTTTGTTATATCCCAGACCTGCAGCTGAGACAGCATATCTATCTCGTTCTTTTGCTCTAGCTCGTGCGGCTTGTCTTTCCTTATGTTGACCAGCCTTAGCCTCTTTAGTCATGCGAGCAGACTCTTCTAAAAATCTACGACTTTCTGCTCTTTTCTCATCTGAAACTTTTCCGCCAAAGGTAGTCATGATATTAATCGCTAAGCATTGTAGATATTATAATTATATCTACTCACTGAGCAGTGTATATTCAAGGTGCGCTTTTTTTAAATTAAACTGAATTTCTTTGAGCATGGCTTGCTCATCGGGATGTCCGCCTGGCCATTTCTCAATATATTTGTCCATAGCGTGGCAAATATAATGCAAGGCATCGCCATGGACTTCAAAATTAAAGTAATAGTCAGACATAGGATGACTAGTGAGTGCTAGCCCAGTTGTCGCCAATAGATGATGCAGCAGTTATAGGTACTCTAAATTTGTAGTATTCACCTGCTTTAGGCGCAGCTTCTACTAACAAGGATGCAACACGGTCAGCTTCAACGGGTAAAACGCTTAGCTGCTGCTCATCATGTACATAAGCACAGCGCGTATAATCAATATTATACGTAAGTCCCGCGTCGTCTAGATTCTGCTGACTAATGACGACCCACCGCTTACTCAGAATGGCTCCTGCTGACTGAAGCAGGTAGTTAAGGGAAGCGTGTTCTGCGCGACAGAAGATTGGACGTCGATCAAGTCCTCGGAGCTGTCCTTTGTTACGTACTTTTTGTTTGACAGCATCGATTAAAGGCTCAAGCCCAGGGATGGCATCGAGGAATTTACGGCGTAACTCACTGCCTAGGTTCTTTTTTTGAGCATCACTTAACTCAGGGTGCAGGCTGTGCCCCAGTTTTTGATCACCAGCACCATAGATAAATGCATAGGTGATGGTTTTGACATCACGACGTGAGCAGCCGACACGATCAGCGTTTTGTTGATGGATATCGCCATTGACGACAACGTCAGCAAAAGCGCCGTCATCGAACCGTGAGAGGTAGTGCCCTAAGGCTCGAAGCTCCAGTCCTTCTAGGTCAGCACCAACCATCACCATGCCAGGGTGAGGAATGAATAGCTGACGTGCCCACGGTGCGCTAACCACTTGGCCAAGGTTTGGACCACGATGGGCATTTCTGCCTGTCTGAGTGGCTAGAGAACAGCTGTGATGGATGCAGTTGTCATCTTCAACGGTATTGAACCAAGAGTTAGTACCTTCCGACAGCTGACCTAGATGCTTCTGCAGAGTGAGTAGCTTGATGAACATCTCACACTCTTCATGCAGCAGCGCATTGTCCTGCTGAAGAGCTATGTCACGCATCTCAGAAAGTGTCGCTTCATCTACCTTCGGCTTGCCTGTTTCAGTGACACGCGTGAAGCGAGCATCACGGTGAGTCTGCAGTGCCCAGGCAATGTGCTGACGACTGGTCGGATTGAACTCAATGAGCTTCGTCATCGGAGCACCTGAGACGTAGCCGTTCTTTTTGTCAGTCCTTTTGGGCGTGAAGACTTTACCTGGAACGAAACGAAAACGTTGCTGAATTGTGGACTTGAGTTGATCTACTTCAGCATTGAGCTCAGAACGTACACGCTCGGCTGCGTCACGATCAAATCGAAAGCCAGACGCTTCTTGCTCGGCCATGATCCGAGCCATAGTCATTTCAAGTTCTACACAATCAAGCATCATCGTCATCCTCCTTTTTATTGAATCCAAATGCAAGTGATTTCTCTTTGAGTAATCGGTCTGCTCTGGTTTTATGGCCAAGCTTTGCGACGCTTTCCATAATTTTCAACGTATCTTCAGTAGTCGAACCCTTGGGCATTCGGCTGTGAACTTCGTTGAACAATGGAAAGAACGTATCGGAAGCTTCTTTTACTTCTTCAACTGTGAGTGGATCTGATTTTTTAGGTGTTTTGCTCATTTGTTTCCTCGTTAAGTTTGTTCCAATAAGGCTCCCAGTTATGGAAGCGGTAGACGACCCCATCTACGTCTTCTGTTTGTTTGACGTAATCAAGGGGGCACTGATTAAGCCAGTCGTAAAATTCTTTAGGCATAATCTTTCATTCTCCGGAGCATCAGCTCATATAGTTTGAGAGTAACTAGAGTGTCCTGTTTGCAGTACGAGAGCATCTCAGGGGTGTAAACATCCCACGCAGCTTCATGCTTGCCGTAGTCACCTTTGAAGCAGCGGAGTCGGTGACCCCATGCTTCTAGCGAGTGACGTCCATACAAACGTTGCGGCATGCCACCAGGACGCCGCTCATAGTCTCGTTCTTGGATATGTGGATAGAACAATCGGCTAAGGACAAGGGTGTCTACAACTTCTCCTTGATAGTCAAAGTCGTAAGTCTCTTTGATTAAAGGTATGTCATAGCCAGCAATGTTATGTCCGATCAAGATGTCAGCACGCTTAAGTTGCTCAACACCAAGATCGATACTTTGATCGTTGTGGTTATCAAACACTATGGTTTGATCAACATCATTTAGATCTCTGGCAACAATGCAGTGAATGCGTGAGCCTTGACGCAGCAAGCCAGTGCTTTCAAGGTCAAACAGTAAAGTTCGATTCATCGTTTGGTTCTGAATATTTTTCAATGTTGAAATCTGTGCTTTCAACCGGGATTCCCGTGTAGAGGTCTTGGTTTTCGAACTGCTTCTCTTCTTCGTCAAAGCGTGGGGCTTGATCATTTGTCGTAAATCTTTCGTCATTGTTTTCAAAATATGGTTCAATTGCAATTGATAACTCGCGAGCTAGCCGAGCAGCCCTGCGGAATTCATCTTTGTAGTAAGGCTCCCACTCATGAGCAAGAACAACTAGCTTCCGAACACCCATAAGGTGCAGTTGGAATACTGAAGCAGAGAATGGATAACGTGTTGTATAAATAACAGCGCCGGCCATAGTCGTGCCACGCTTAGATGCAGTGGCTATTGCATAGGTTACACAGTCAATTTCAACTTTGCAACTAGCAAGAATACTGCGACCATCGCCAATTATCTCTCGATCTCTAACGACAACGGCTCCACCTGGACTAATTGGATGGGTAGATCCTTTAGCAACAGCTTTAGCAATTTCAATGAAATGTTTTTCTTTGTCTGCAATAAAAGACGGATCTCCAGTAACGATTGGCATCTCACATATTCATACGTTTATTCCTATATTAGGTATGTAATCAACATAGCGCGACTACATAAATGGAATACGAAAACTTCCGAAAAGAATTCATTGAAAACGAGATGTGGGAAAAGCGCAATAAAAAAGGGCCTTGGCTAGAGCTTGCCAATTCTTTTGATGCTGTAAACAGCCCCGCGCACTACACCCGTGGAAAGCAAGAGGCTATTGAAATCATTGAAGACGCAATCATTGATGCACCTTCAGTGAAAGCTGGAATGCTGCAAGCTCAGGTGCTGAAATATTTGCTACGTCTGTGGTTAAAAGACAACCCATGTCAAGACGCAGAAAAAGCTGAGTGGTATCTCAAGCGGCTTATTGACAGCTTGAAAGAAGACATCTGACTTATAGCCGGCGTTAGCCGGCCTAGCAGCGTTGGAAGTAGAGATAGTTAGATCCGTTGTCATCAAGCAGCTTTAAAGTCTCATACTCTTGAGTATGGTCTTTAATAATGTCATAGACTTCTTCTGCTTTCAGCACTGAGTGCTTGAAGAACAGAGAGATGCCTTCATTTAGATAAGGAACTTCAGGTACATACCAGGCTTGAGGTACGAGTGCTTCCCAAGGCTCTTCGCAATTAGCAATCCAACTGTTCAGTTCTTCGAGACGCTGAGCAGTTTTTACTATATGAGCTTCGATGGCTTCAGTAGCAGGGATATTGAGTGTGTTCTGATATAGAAGTGCATGCTTCCACATCAACGTGCCATCTCTAACGATCAATCGACAGGGATGAACTGAGTTCCCAGACGGAAGGTTATACAGATATTCCTTAGCTAAATGTTTAGACATCAGACTTGACCTTTATTCTCTTCGTAGAACTCCAAGTCTTTTGCCCAGCTATCGCCAGCAAATTCATTAAAGCAAATACGACCAATATCTCTAAAGGTGTTGTGGAACAATGTGATCTTATCAATGTTCGACATCACCTGATCAAGTGGAGGACCATACACGATGACATTCCAGGTGCTTGGCGACACTGATTCAAACCCTGTTCCAGTAGCTCGTAGCTGCTTGACACGCTTAAAGGGTATACAGAATGGATAGTCGTAGATAGCAGGTGCTGCACGGAGAATTTCTGATGCACTCGTAAAGAATATAAAGCTATCAATGTAGTTATTTCTGTATTCAGAAACAGTTTTATTAAACCAGATTCGATTATTTCTAACAGCACCTTTAGGCGCAACAAACACATTTCCATGCCAATGTTCTTGTAATGGATTTACCTCAATAGAAGATACTGAGGTGGCATCAACTAGGACTTGCTGAACAGGATCGGACGTT